ACACAGGAGATGACAAGCGAAGAGGTAATGAATATTGATGCAGTGTTAGATGGTTTTGGTATATTGTACTTTAGAGCAGAAGATGACCCGCAAGAAGCTGTGCCGGTAGAGCAATTGGACAGCATCGAATTAGACTTGTACGATAAGAAGAAGACACAAAGCCAAAGGTTACGTGCTGTACTTTTTAAGCTGTACAAGCAGGAAGGAGGAGAAGGGGAGTTTAAGGACTACTACAAGGTAAAAACAGAGAAAATTATTAAACACTTTAAAAGCAGACTAGAAGATGAGTAACAAATCACACCTGGCGCACGAAGAAATAAAGCCTAAGAAACTATCTATTGAGCAGCAGATACAAGCGTACTTAAAAGAAAAAGGAGCGACAAGTTTACAGATGGTTGAGTTTGATTTAGGGCTGAAGAATCAAACAGCATCCGCAAGACTAAGTGAGATGCACGACAAAGGCATAGTTACTTTTGATCCTTACGGAGCATACAGGTTAACCTATAACGAAGAAGAACAGCAACACGTAATTCTTGAGCGTAAGCGTGAAAGATATGACAAATGGGTAGCGAAGGGATATAACAATAAGTGGATTAAACAAATTTATGCTGTAGTTCCTGAAGGGGGAGGGAAGACAGAAGTGCGAATGATTTTTGCGGACGAATGACACACGCAAGTTTGTTTAGTGGCATTGGGGGCTTTGACCTTGCGGCGGAATGGTCAGGGTTTACTAACGTATTCAATTGTGAATGGGAGGAGTTTCCGCGCAAAGTATTAAAGCATCATTTTCCTAAAGCAGATCAACATGGCGACATCAAAGAATTTAATGCAACTCAGTATAATGGACGAGTTGACATCCTTAGCGGAGGATTCCCTTGCCAACCATTTAGCGTTGCAGGAAAAAGAAAAGGAACAGAGGATGAACGCTACTTGTGGAAAGAGATGCTTAGAGTTATCGGAGAGTGTAAACCCCGTTGGGTCTTGGGAGAGAACGTTCGGGGGCTTGTTAATTGGTCGGAAGGATTGGTATTCGAAACGTGTTGCTCTGACTTGGAAGCTATTGGGTACTCCGTCCAATCGTTTATTATACCATGTTGTGCCGTCAACGCTCCCCACAGACGCGACAGAGTGTGGATTGTTGCTAAAAACACCGACTGTGATGGACGGGGAAGTAACAAGCGGCAAGAAGAATCCAAAGAGTGGGGATTCGGGAACGTTAGCACAGGAGGTAATGAGCGAATACAAGCCGACTATGAAAAAAATAGGTTTGCTTTTAACTCCAACAACATCGGAACCAGTTCACGACACGGAGAAGTTCAAAGCAAGAATGGAGAAGTACCCAAACGGGACAACAATGCCCAATTTGGCAACGCAAGTAATGACTGGGAAAAATTCCCAACTGTCTCCCCTGTTTGTGGAAGAGATGATGGGATTCCCCAAGAATTGGACGGTATTACCTTTCCAAGGTGGAGAAGAGATAGCATTAAAGGATACGGCAACGCCATAGTGCCACAAGTAGCACATCGTATATTTGAGTCTATCAAGGATTACGAATCCATGTTAAAATAACATAGAATAACATAGAATGCCATTTATAAAAGGGAACACACAGGGCAAAGGAAGACCAAAGGGAAAAAACAATAAGGTAAGCGAAGCAAGCAAATCATTGTTTGTTGGCATAATGGAGGAGGAATTAGATCACGTACATAACAGTTTGCAACTACTAAGGGAAGAAAGCGCAGAAAAGTATCTAAAAGCTCTAAGTAGTTTGTTCCCATACTTCATGCCTAAACAGTTAGAGCAAGACGTTACTATTAATGAACCACAAGGGAAACCTTCTTGGTTTGACGAAGTGTTAGCGAATGAGGATTCATCAGAAGACAACCCACTGCTAGAAGAGTGAAGCAGCCCAAAAGTTATTATGACTTAAAGTCAAACCGGAAGCGCATTGCTTGCTTGCAAGGTGGAACGCGTAGCGGAAAGACTTGGAGCAGCTTGCAGGTCTTAATAGAGATATGTTATAACAACGTCAATTCAGGATTAGTCATAACAGTTGTGCGTAGAACGTTTCCATCATTACGCGGATCAGTACTGCGTGACTTCATTGAGATACTACAAAAGGAAGGAGTGTATAGTGAGGCTTACCACAACAAGACAGAAAGCACATACGACTTATTCGGCAATACTTGGGAGTTTATAGCCGTAGAGCAGGAATCGCGGATAAGGGGAAGGAAGCGAGATATACTTTATTGTAACGAAGCTAACGAGTTGTCATTTGATATGTTTACTCAGCTTTTATTAAGAACCACTTGGAAGTGTGTATTGGATTTTAACCCGTCGATGGAGTACCATTGGCTGTACGACCATGTAATACCTAGGGAGGATTGCGCGTTTTTCCAAAGCACGTACAAAGACAATCCACATTTAAGCGAAGAAACTGTCCAGGAAATTGAACGCTTAAAAGAAACAGATGATAACTATTGGCGCATCTATGGGCTAGGCGAAAGGGGCGTATCAAAGACTACAATATTTCAAACGCATCAATATGTTAACCTACCTGAGAATGTGGACTTCGTTGCTTATGGTCTTGATTTTGGTTTCGCGTCCGATCCTGCTGCACTTGTTGCAGTGTATGCAAGGGGGGATGAGTTGTACATAGAGCAAAAGTTATATTCAGGTGGGCTTACAAATCAAGACTTAGCGAGAGAGTTTGAAAAGCTAGGCATCACACGTCATCAAGAAATAATTGCAGACAGCGCAGAGCCTAAAAGCATTACGGAATTGCACCGTATGAGTTACAATGTAAAGCCTGCAAAGAAGGGAGCGGACAGCATACGCAATGGCATTGACATAATGCGCAGGCATAAGTTGCACATAAAGGATGATAGCCTAGATGTACAGAAAGAGTTTAGAAACTATCAGTGGATGACAGACAAGGATGGGCGCACATTGCCAACGCCAAAGGATGCGTGGAATCACAGCATAGACGCAATACGTTACGTGTGTTTAAATAAGCTTGCCCACAGAAACCGATCATATTACATAAGATGAAAATTACTTTACCGGACGATTGGCACGAAGTAACGCTTGAAAAATACAAGGAGTTGTGGCAAGTGTACGAACGAGAAACAGAATCCTATGCAGCCGTTAGGCGATCAATTGAAGTGTTGGCAGGGTTAGCACCTGGAACGCTTGAGCATGTGGAATGGGGAGATTTAGCAAAAGCTACAGAAAAAATACATTGGTTTCTATCTGAGCCTGACGCACGTACAATGCAAATGCCTTTGCAGAACATCATAACACACAAGAACAAGCAGTACGGGTTTATACCGGATTGGTCAACCTTGACAGTGGGTGAATTTGCAGACATAGAAACATACATGCAGGATAGTACATTTAAAAATTTAGAGCATATCATGTCTATTCTGTACAGACCGATTGCACTAATCCGCGATGACTGTTATGAGATAGAACTATACAAGCCTGACAAAAAGAGAGCAGAGGATATGCTAACCTTGCCAATGAACGTAGTAATGGGTGCGCTTGTTTTTTTTTGCAACATAGAAAAGGCATTAGCTATCACTACGCAACAATCTTTAGTCAGAAAGGAGCAGACGAACAGCAAAAAAGTGTAGGTAGTAAATGGGGATGGTATGCTATCATTCATGAATTAGCAGGTGGGGATGTCCTGAAAATAAATGCTGTAACGGAATTATATATAGAAGTGGTACTTAACTTCATGTCTTATGAAAAAGACTTGCAAGTCAGCAAAAACGTAAAAATAGATGCAAACAATAACTGACATAAACAATATGCTCAAGGCAATTGTACAAGACCACCAGGTACTAAAAAGCTTTCAGACATTCACTATCGACACGCTCGACATGCAGAAGCTTAACGTCACGGATTACCCGTTGCTATACGGTCAGTGTACAGGAGCGCAAATCAATGGTGGCGACACAGTTCTTACCTATGAAATTATTGTTGGTGACTTAGTGATTGAGGAGCAGCAGGATCACATCACCGAAATCTATTCCGAAACGCTTTTGTTGCTGCAAGATGTCGCAAGTCAATTTGTCTTTAACATGAATGTTGGAAGTTTGGTAGAAGGAAACAATTGGTCGTTTCTACTGCCTTTGAACTGTCAGCCATTTACAGCACGTTTTGATAACAGCCTTACAGGGTGGAGTACGCAGTTTGATATAAAGCTGCCAAATCCAATCAATCTATGTGAAGCCCCTTATGGATGATTTAACAATCAACATATCAGTAGATGGCAAAGATTACGATTTAGAATTGTATGCCTTTGTGCAGGCGTGTAAAAAAATAGGCGCGAAAATCGTAGTTCAGGCACGAGCAAATCTAGCAATGCAGGACAAGATTGTTACAGGAACACTTGCTGATGGCTTGTATTTTAGTCTGACAGAAACGGATGATGGCTTGACTATGCAGTTTAAAGGTCACGCACCTTACTATGATTTTGTAGAACAGGGCGTACAAGGTGCAGCCTCAAGCGCAAAAGCACCTAATAGCCCCTATCGCTTTGGTAGTGGTACAGGTCAAAAGGGTACGTTACAGCCTGCTATAAGAAAATGGATTGTAGACAAAGGCATCAGCAACCAAACATGGCGTGACGCAAAAGGCAGGTTTTTAAGTTTCGATACTATGTCGAAATGGATTAGCCGATCTGTTTATTTGACCGGTATAAAGCCTTCCTACTACTACTCAATGGCAATTGACGAAACGCTAAAGCAGGCAATAAGCTTGTTACAAGCAGGTCTTGAGAAAGACATAGACATTTTTCTTAAAGACAATTTTTCACGCACGTATGAAATTTCAATAACTATCTAATGCCGTATACACTCAATCAATCTACGACAGGTTTACATGGGTCATATGATGATTTTATCTATGTAGTCAAAGACACAGATAACGTAACTGATCCCAAATATCGTTATGCGTGTCAAGTGACGGTAGGGTCAACAATAGAGGCAATACTTTTACAGCTTCCTAATAATGCAAACGCAGCAGTATTTAATCTACGGAATGTAATTGCACAGGCTGTAAAGCAGGACGAAGACATACTGAACTTAGGTAAATCAAATAGCAATGTTTTAAGCACAAGCACCGATGCCTTTCGCACAATAAGTTTGGACTTTGGTTATAGCAAAGCAACAAGCGCAGATACAGAACCGACAATAACATTGGGTCAAGAATCAGCAAGTGTTGAGGTAGTCAACGGAAACTTTACCCTGGCAACCACGGACATAATAGACAACGCAGATAGCGATGAATATGTGCCGGACGCGGACACAAAATATATGCTAAGTGATATTCCCGTTACTGATTTAGGGCTGAAAACTGATGTGCTTTTTGACGGCATAGCAAAAACAAGTTGGGCAACATTAGCCTTTTTGAACAACTCTGATTCTTTAGCAACACACATTGGCTACAGGTATTACAATGGAACAACTGTTTTAAGCACTACGGTTATTGAAAACAGCAGCACGAACGGTGGGCAAGACCCTAGTTCCGCATCGAATGATGGTGAACGTTTAATTTACGTAGCAGTCGGGACGGCAAATTTATCGACACAATTAGCAAGCGATATAAACCCAGGGTCAAGCACAAATAATGGTTGGACGCATTACGAAGTGGTATTAGGAAGTGCTGCTGATGCTTTTGCAAATCCTGTAAGTCAAACCTATAAATTTTATCGTTTACCATGCACTAAGTTTCAAAGCGCAGATGACTTTTATACCGTGCATTGGTGGAACAGCAAAGGAGGTATTGATAATCTAGTTTTTAGTGGGCTTTCTGAACTAGCGCAAAACATGGAGCGCACCGACTTTAGACAGATTGGAGGAAATAGCTTTGATGCTGATGGCGATGGTACGAATTACGTCAAGTATTCTTATGAAGGTGGTAAGACACAAAGCAAGATTCGCACAACAACAACCTTAAAGCTAAACACAGCCTTTGGTAATCCTGATGAACTTGCCCCTTTGATGATGTCATTGCTAAGTAGCGAAAGAGTCTATATCACACCGTCAAAAGATTATGGGCTAAATGCTAATGAGCAAAACACATACGGATATGTCAGAGGATTTGTGAGCGACAATCAGTTTATGCAAAAGTCAGCAGTTAAAGATGGGTTGTCGTCGTATGAGGTAAACATCGAAGTAGCACGTAAAAGAGCAATCCGCTAATGGCACAGCTTGTCGCAATTGTACAGGGTGGAACTACGCAGTACGAATTAGACGTACCTAATATTCCTATAGAGCTAAACTTTCAGTTTCAAGACTTGAACGATCCGCTTGCGAGCAAATCGCCTTACACGTTCAACTTTAAGCTACCAATGACAAGAACAAATATTAAGTTCTTTTCATACTATCATGATTTTAATGTCAGCTTAGGGTCTTTTCAGCCGACCGTACGTACTAAGGTGCAGCTTTATGACGAAGGCATTTTAATAATGGAAGGCACGTTGCAATTGTATGCAGCAAGCGACAATGAATTTACAGTTAACATAGTAGAGCAACTAGCAGACCTATTCGAACAGATAAGGGATTTATCATGGGAAGAGTTATTTACAAGTGACGCAGGTGTAGACACAGATTTAGACCATGCGCTAAATTGGTCAAACATCATTAGTTCCTGGACAACTACAAACGATGTGACAACAGGTGGAGTAGGTGCAGGCACAATTGTTTATCCGCTGTCTGATTGGGGGCAAAATTCCACTAATAACCAAAACCAAGAAGGTATTGGAATGGGTTTTGTTTATGGCGTTAACGGTGTGGGCATGGGAACAAGTGGTGGGCAAGCACCATTAGCAGCTAAAAACTTCAAGCCTGCCATACGCATACAGTATTTAATTGAATACATCTTTCAATACGCAGGTCTTGTATACAACAGTGCTTTTCTTGATGCAGCAGACTTTCGTAAAATTTACATGTTTCTTGCTACAGAAACAGAGCGAGCAGTCAGTCGTGCTTCTTACGGATTTAGGGTTGGTTTAAGTTCTAGTCTTGCAATACCTGCTTCAAGTGCAGGCATATATCAAACACTTGCGTTCACAGATGAATCAAGTTCACCTTTCTTTGATCCTGATGGACTAATAAATGCAGCCGGTGCATTCATAGTTCCTTATGATGGCAACTACTATTTGACAAGTCGATTGATTTGTAGCGTGCCAACCGTAACAAGCGCGTCAAATTATAGCGTACAAGCGCGTTTCCTCGTTAATGGTCAGCCAACATCACAAACAAATCTTACCCAATGCACACCTTTAGAAACATGCCTAGCAGATTTTGCAGCGTTATTAGAATTAAACGCAGGGGATGTTGTGACAGTGCAAGCACTGCATAACAATACGTTTGATGGTGTTACTTTTTCCAACACAGATTCATCCGGTGTTTCGCTATTTGCTTTGACTACGTACACGGGGACGGCAGGCTTTGTTGATGTGTCTGCGAACTTCCCTGATGTTAGTGTAGACGAATGGCTACGTGCTATTTGCGAAAAGTTTAATTTGATTATGGTGACTAAGCGCACCGATCCGGGAGTAGTGTTTATAGAGCCTTGGAACGTTTATTGGGAAACAGGCACAACGCGTAAAGACTTTACCGATAAAGTTGATGCAGATAGCATAGTCATTGAGCCAACAACAAAATACCAAAAAAAGGTTTACAAGTTTCAGGACGCAGAAGGCAAAGATTTTGTCAATCAATGGTTTCAAGCGCATTATCGAAAAGTGTATGGACGGTACTATTATGAAAATGATAATGACTTTGCTACAGATACACAGGAGTCAAGCGAGGTATTTCAACCTTTACGACTTAGACCTATCTATTCCAACATACAAAACACACCACCAAGTTTAATTCCTAATGTGTTGTGTCCTACGTTTTGGGATTGGCACGATGGCAGCAATGGGTCAATTTATCTTAAACAGTTTGTGGAATGCAAACCTGTTCTTGCTTACTACAATGGCTTACAGGATATAGGCAATGGTGGGCAATTTAATTATGGCGGTACGCTATATGACAACTACCCATATTTCGCAGAATACAATACGGTAGGAGTTACTACGACAACGAACAGCCTGCAATGGGGATATAGTTATCCTGATAATTTATACGCACCTTTTGTCAGTAACGGAAACACGCCTGGCATTACAACCAACTACTTGTTTAATACGTATTGGTTGCGCATGATGAATGAATTGTTTAGCCGATCAAGCAGGTTAATGTCTTGTAAGCTAAACTTGACAACAACAGATTTATACAAATTAGAATTTAACGATTTAATTTTTATAGAAGGTTCATATTGGCGCGTTCTATCAATTAGCAATTTTGCTTTAAATCAAGAGCGTTTATGTAATGCTGAGTTAATCAAAGTAATTGATGCGCCAAAAAGCGTAAAGCTTAAAGAATGCAATCAAAGCGTTAGTTCTTTTAATGTAGACGGCACAGTCAATTTTGTAAATACAGAAACAGGATTAAGTGCAACACCTACAGAACGGTGTTGTATTGCCAATGGTTTTTTGTGGGACAATACACGGAGCGTTTGTTTTTACTTAACAGGCACAGATACAACAAGTCCAAATCCTAATGCGCCCAGTGGTAAATCTCAGCCATTGCCGTCACGGAGTACAGCAGCATCAAGCGCAGTACCTGTTGCCGTTCAAAGTGAAAGCTTCGTTTTTGGTAATATTATAGGTGGTGACTATACATTGCGCATGTTTGCTACTACCACAAGCGCAACAGCAGTTAATGCCCAATCTGATCAGGGTGAAACTAACATCCCTGTTCCACCGGATACTATAGCCTATGTTTCGTATGATGTTACAATGGTGCATGTAGGAGGTAGCGCAGCAAACGTAGGAGAGGCAAGCAACTTTACAGCACGGGTGTCAGTTGCAAACACAAGAGATGCAGCAGCAAACGCACCAACATTACGAACAGTAGGTGGCGCACCGACAATAGTAAATACACAAAAAGACAGTGGTGTTACAGCATCAACAGGCGTAACTACAATACAACGTGCAGCAGGTGCTGACGCAAACTTTACTATAACATGCACGGGCGAAGCAGATGTTAAGGCGCAATGGCTACTCGAAGTAAAAGTGCAATATGTAGAAATTAGTGGATTAGATGTAATCACAGATTCTGCTGCGTATTTCAATTTAACAGGCAGTGTTAAAATTCACTTGAATCTGAGCAATAACGAAACACTTGATTTTAACCTATGAAATATTGGATTAATGCTATAGGGTATGGTTTGCCAACGGCTATTAGAATAATGACTGCAAAGCGAGCAAAAGGCAATCCCCTGTATAGAACATGGTATGGTATACGTGACGCGAACACGAGCAATTGGGATAAAGTAAAACTGATAATGACAAACAGATATGGCAAGCGAAGTAAAGCTGAAAATTAAAGGCGAAGAAACTGTTACTGAAGCAACAGAAAAAGCCGGTGAAGCTGTTGAGAATTTTGGTAAACGTGCAGCAAGAGCAGGTAAAGGCGCAAGAAAAGATTGGGCAGGTGTTGGCGATCTATTTAGTCAGTTCTTGCCACGCGGATTTCAGCGTACCATACGAGCGTTTAAATCTACACAGCGACAAGTAGGCAGGTTATCGCGTGGCTTTAAGGCTTTAAAGGGCGCAATTGCAGCTACAGGCATTGGTGCTTTGGTCGTTGCCCTAGGAATGCTAGTTGACAATTGGGATAAGATAAAAGGAGCAATCCAAGGCGCAAATGAAGAAACTAAAACAGCAGTTGCGGACAGCGAAAAACTAGTCGAGGCAAGCAAGGAACAGCTTAATAATATTACAGCTACTGAAAGTATCCTAAAGCTTCAAGGCAAAACTGAGGAGGAGATTTTAATGATGCGTATGGCAGCAACTGATGAGGCAATCACACAGCAACGCATCTTAATTGAAAACTTAAAGACACAGAAAGAAGAAGAAACTGCTGCTGCTACGCGCATAACAAATACTACAAAAGCAATAATTGGATTAACGCTGTTTCCGTTGGTTGCAGCATTAGGTATCATTGATACAATTACAGGCGCATTAACTGATTTAGGTGTACTAGATAAAGGAACAAGTCTTGCTGATGATGCACTAAGTAGTGTAACGGGTTTAGTGTTTGATCCACCGGAAAAAGTAGCGGAAGATGCAGATGCTAGTATTGCTGAAGCTGAAAAGCAATTGCAGCGTTTAGAAAACACAAGAGCAGGCTACACGTTACGCCAACAAAAAGCAGATGAACAAGCCCAAGCAGAAGCGAATCGCAAGCAAGAGGCTATCGACAAGCAAAGACTAGCTGATGAAAAGTATGTAAGGGAGCAGTTGTTCAGGCTGAACCAAGAATACGATGTTCGTAGCCTGGAAAGCCAGGACGAGCAAGCCAAGAAACGCTTAGAGCAACAGTTCAATGCAGACTATTTGAGGCTGATACAAGCCGGTGCAACTTACGATGCGTTGCTTGCCTTACAGCGTAAGTACGATATGGACGTTGCAGAAATAGACGCACAAGCAGCAACACGTATTAGCGAACAGCAAAGTAGTTTACAGGATCAGCTTTACGAGCAAGGATTGACGGATTACGAGCGCAGGGAAATGCAATTAATGCAGGAATACGAAAGGCGTATAGAGCTTGCTAATGGCAACGAAGAACTAATTGCACAAGTAGAAGCAGATTACATTGCTAAGTCAGAAAAGCTAACCAAGGACAGCGAAGAGGAAAAAGAAGACATCCGCATGCAAGGGATTGATGCTTTTGCCAATGCTACGAGCGGACTATTTAAAACAATAGGGCGTTTATCTGAAGACAACAGCGAAACCCAAAAAGGACTAGCAATTGCAGATGTGCTTTTAAACCAAGCAATGGCAATGGCAGGTGCAGTTCGTGGTGCTGCTGAAACAGCCAAAGACCCAATTTCATTAGGCGTTTTGATAACAACTATGGTTGGTGGTGTGCTGTCTAGCTTTGTTGGCATTAAGGGAATACTCGATCAAGCAGGCAGCGCAGGTGGATCAGTTGGTCGTGGTGGTGGAGCAACTAGAAGTTCTTTGCCGGATATGAGCGCAACGCCTTTACCTGCTAGACAAGATAGTCCTGATATGCAGGCGTATGTAGTTCAAACACAATTGCAGGGTCAACTTGCTATGGCAAATCAACTTAATGCAAAAACTACATTATGATGGTACAGGCATATATAGTATATTAAACGCAAGTTAAAATTTAGATTATGAACGGTTACAGGAATTACGAAACATGGACTTTATCTATTTGGGATTGGTTTGAGCCAATGGCAGAATCAGCAATTGACCAAGGGGAACTACAGGTTGATGCTTCATGGTGCGAAGATTGGTTGTATGATGCTTTGGACATGAATAGAAATCCTGATGGAATTAAGGGTGATTGGCTAAACGCTTCGTTTGGAGAAATTGATTTCCGTGAAGTTGCTGAACACGTCAACGATACTATCCTAGACATCGGCATCTAAACAACAGCGATATGAGGCAGATTTTTATCGAAGCAATAGAAGCATTTGGTGTACCGTACACAATCACATATGACCAAGGCAATATGATTCTTGCTCAGGTTGATTTTACCGATATATTTTTTGGTAAAAATGATGTAGATGATTTGCAAGATTGGATGGCACACGAAGTCGGCATTCCTATTTACGATCTTATTTTCGATGAAAATAGAGATGGTGTACAAGTAGGAATAGACTACTAAACAACAGAGATATGATCGACAAAAACTCAGAGGAATTTTCGTACTTAATGCAATTAGTATTTGCGGTAGACGGTAACGATACTAGTGCAGTAGAGGATGCGTTTTATAACCTTGATGATTTAGGCGTTTCTTTTCGTATTCAAAATGATGTTGTCGCTTGGGCTGAAACTTATGGAGCAAGGCGCAAAGACGTTTCGAGAGTAGCAAGTGAGCTACAAGACTTACTTTACGATTACGGATACTAAACAACAGAGATATGTATAGATACTATTCGGCACTACAAGCAACTGACGGTTACCAAACATTAGTACGTCCCTTGTATTTGCACAATGACAATGCAGGAGTAATTACTTTAGACATTAAGCCGTTTCCTGAAAACAGCGTTATTGCACCATTTGCAGCCACAAATACAGATGTATTGCCTGGCTTGACAAAATTTAGTCCTGAGTTAAAAGCAGCACAAGTTGCTACGGCATACCCTGTGCGGAATGAAACAGGGAGTGGATCAGGCGCACAGATTACTACAACTGTAACGCAAACGCAAGACGGCACAATTGAGAACCTTACTAATATGTCATACGATACCGGTTCACCAGGCGCAACTGCTGTAACTGAATATCGACCAACAACAGATGGTAACGGAACAGGTTTTGTAGTTAGATTTAGTACAAGTGTAGGCGCAATGAATCCTGGAAATGTACAAATTGTCAATGCAGGTTCAGGTTACGAAGTAGGCGATAAGCTAGTTTATACAATTCTTGGGCAGACAGTAACAGCTACAACGGTTATAGGTAACTACGGCACAGGCTTTTTTATTACGGCAGCAGTAAGCAGCACAGTAGGTAAAGATTATGCTAATGGCGATGTAGTCGCAATTACGCTTACAGAAACAGTTGATACTGTAGTGTATACGTATGAAGCATTGTTTACTGTGTCAAACGCTATGCTAGTATCAGCAGGCGCAGTGCCGTTAAAATTAAACGCAGGTGAAACAAGCGTAGTACCTGCTCTTGCGTTTAGAGTACAAGGAACGGCAGACAAATCCGTTCTTGCTTTACTTGCAGAACCGATTTAAACAACAGAGATATGGACGAACAGGATATTGACGATTTAGTAGATATGTTAGAAGATGTTCAGCGCGAATATCCATATTACGTCTATGTGAATTATGATAGCCCAGGAGTAGGAGTCGGAGGCACTACTTATCCGTCCCGAAATTTTCCAAGAGGATTTGCTACGCTACTTATTGCGGCTGACAAAAACCGTAATTTTGTGGAAGATTACATTGATGCGTTCCACCCAGAGATTGATTACGAGTGGCAGAATAACCAGTTTTTTTGGAACTACTAAACAAAAGAGATATGAGAGGTGAAAGTAACGCAGACTACGAACTGAATCTAATTAAAAAACAAGCACAAGATTTAACGTCTACGCTTGAAATTTTATTAGAACACTTCTATTCTGAAGTAGATAGAGGAGCAGGCTATGAGGCTGAAAACGCAGCAGAAGGCATAGAAGATTTAATTGAAGGAGTTGAGGGCATACACGACCAAGCCCAATACTACTACCGTTCATTCTAAACAACAGAGATATGGCATACGCAAACGATAGAGCGCAAGAAGCATTTGGTGACTTCTTAGCAGATGAAACTGGTTTTGAGTACATAGGTTATTTGCCAAGCGAAAGGGCGAGTGCATTTTACGTAAATAAGGTTGCACTTGACATATTTATTGATGACATTAAAAGGTTTGAATTAGATGCTTTCGTTAGAGAAGAATTTCCTGAGATGATGGAGAACGATGAGTATTATGATTTTGGCTATTGGACAGAAGACGATAACGGACGTTTTATTGTTTATGTGCAATTCCAAGTATAAACAACAGAGA